GGTGGAGGAATTCGAGCGGCTGCGCGGCAGCAACCTGGCGTGGTTCGGACTCGACGAGCTGACGTACACCGCGGAGGAAGCCTGGCTGCGGCTGGAAGGGCGGCTGCGGGATCCCAAGGCTTCGAGGCTGTGCGGATTCGCGGTGTGGACTCCGAAGGGCTACGACTGGGTGTATGAGCGCTTCGTGGCATCGAGGGTGGAAGGCTACGAGGTGGTGACGGGGCAGCCGTTCGAAAACCGGCATTTGCTGGAGCGTGTTCCGGATTACTACAAGCGGCTGCGGAGCAGTTACGACGAGCGTTTTTATCAGCAGGAAGTCCTGGGTGAGTATCTGCACTTGCACACGGGCCGCGTGTACTACGCGTTCGAGCGCGAACGGAATGTCGCAGCGGTGACCGTGGATAAGAACCGGCCGCTGTTGTGGGCGCTGGATTTTAATGTGGATCCGATGAGTTCGGTGGTGGCGCAGGTGGAAGGCGAGCGGGTGGCGGTGCTGGATGAGATCGTGCTGAGCCGGGCGACGACGCAGCAGGCGTGCGAAGAGTTTCAGATTCGGTTTCCGGAGCACGCCGCGGGGCTGAAGGTGTATGCGGATGCGTCGGGCGCGCATATGCAGACGACGGGGGCCTCGGATCTGGGGGTGCTGAAGCAGTTCTTCAGGAGCGGTGAATACGGAGCCGTGGAGTTCAAGGTACCGAGGTCGAATCCAGCGGTACGGGATCGGTTGCAGGTGGTCAACGCGGCGATGGAGAGGGTCGTGATCGATCCGCGGTGCAAGGAGCTGATCAAAGACTTGGAGCAAGTGGCCTACAAGGAGAACAGCCAGGTGATCGATAAGGATCGGGATCCGAAGAGGACACACTTGTCGGACGCGCTGGGGTACTTGATGTGGCAGGAATTTCGGGTGGGGGAAAAAATCGGGGAGCGGGGAACGAGGCTGATTTGATGGGTTTCGAGATTGATCAAGAGCATCCGGAGTATACGGCGCGGAAGGCGGCGTGGAGGAAGTATCGGGACTTGTATGCCGGCGGAGAGCAATTCAAGACGAACGCGGCGGAGTACCTGATCCGGCGGCAACGGGAACCGGGTGACGTTTACTCGGAGCGGCTCAGTCGTGTGTTTTACGAGAACTACGTCGGTTCGATTGTCGACTGGTATGCGGCGACACTGTTCCGGCGGGAACCGAACATCACGTCAGAGGGCAACGATCCGCCGGCGGAGAAGTTTCTTGCGGCGCTGATCGAGGACGCGGATCGGCGAGAGACGTCGTTATCGGATTTCTTTCGCAGGCAATTTGCGCTGTGGGAACAGGCCGTCTATGACGATAACGGCCAGGGCACGAGTTACGTGCTGGTCGATTTTCCGCGAGTGGCTATGAAGCCGGGGACGCGCGCGGAAGAAGATTCGAGCGGTGCATCGCGGGCTTATCTGGTGGAGTATGCGGCGGACGACGTCATCAATTGGAGCCTGGACGAACACGGGAACTTCGATTGGGTGGTGATCCGGACGAAGCAGATCAAGAAGGATCGCGTGGAGGATCCGGAATGGCGGACGGAAACGAGGTGGGCGTACTACGACAAGTGCGCCTATCGCATTTACGGCGAAGACGGCCTGGTGGATCAAGGGACGCATGGGCTGGCGAAGCTGAATCAGACTCCGCTCTTCGCGCTGCGGATTCCGGAGGGGCTGTGGATGCTGAACCGAGCGGGATCGCTGCAATTGGAGCACTTCAATAAATCGAACGCGCTGGGATGGGCGCTAACGATGGGATTGTTCGCGATGCCGGTGGTGTATTCGGAACGCGACTGGAACCAGATGGTGGGCGAGAGCTACTACATCCAACTGGGCCCGGAAGACAAGTTCGGGTGGACGGAACCGGAAGGCAAGGTTTACCAGATCGCCGCGGACAACCTGACGCGTTTGCAGGAAGAGATCTATCGCGTGTGCTATCTGAGCCAGGCGGGCGCGGCGATGGATGTCACTAGCCGGCAGAGCGGGCTCAGCAAACAGCGGGATTTCTCGATCACGCAAGAAGTACTCCGAGCGTACGGAGATGCCATCAAGGAGCAGATCCGGCGGGTGCTGCGCGCGACTGCGGCGGCTCGGGAAGACGGGCTGGACATCAGCGTGACGGGGATGGACGAGTTCGACATCGCGGACTTCGGGACGGAGCTCGAGGATGCGAAGCAGTTGCTGGCTCTGGGCGTGGTGTCGCCGACGTTGCAGAAGGAAGTGTTCAAGAAACTCTCATTGAAATATCTGTGCGACGCGCGGCAGGACGTGAAGGATCGGATCGCGAGGGAGATCGAGGGGGCGTAGGAGTCCCCATTTCCCGACACATAGGAGAGACATGGCAGAAGAGACGGATATTCGGGCAGTGCTGGACGAGCTGGCGGAAGAACGCCGGCGAAGAGAAAGCCTGGAAAAGCGGGTGCAGGAAGCCGAGAGGGGTTCGGCGATTCGGGCGGAACTGCAAAGGCTGGGCGTGGCGAAGATCGAGCTAGCGTACAAAGCGGTACGAGATGAAGTTCCGCGCGACAGCGGAGAGATGAAGAACTTTCTGGAGCAGTTCGTGGGAGAGAATCCGGAGCTGTTGCCGGCGAGGTTGGCGGGCGGATCCGGAGCCAGCGGGGGACCGCGCGGCAATCAGGCATCAGGCGCGGTGGACATCGAGAGGATCCGGCCAGGGATGAGCGCGGAGGAACTGGATCGGGTAAGGCAGGAGATCGCGCGAGTGGCGTCGCAAACGCTACGCGGATTTTGAGGAAAGGGAGGGGAGAAGAATGGCAGCAATTACATCGAGCAACGTAGCGAACGCGATTGTGAAGCTGGTGGCGGCGGACGCGCTACCGGCCCTGATGGGGAACCTGGTATTGGGAAACCTGGTCAATCGCGATTACGAACCGGCACTGGCGCAAGCGGGGGACACGATCAACGTCCCGATTCCGCCGACATTGACGGCGCATAACTTGACGGAAGGCGGCACGGTGTCCACGCAGAATCCGAGTCTGGACAATGCGCAGATCGTGCTGAACACACATGCGGAGGCGACGTTTCTGATTCCGGACGTCACCAAGATTCTGGCGGTTCCGGATCTGCTGAAGCTCTACATGCAGCCGGCAGTGGTGGCGCTGGCAGAGAAGATCGAGACGGATCTGATGGGGTTATATGCATCCTTCACGTCGAACACTGCGGTGGGCACCGCGGGGACGGCGCTGACGGAAGCCGTGGTGGATTCGGCCGAGACGGCGCTGTTTGCGGCGAAGGTGCCGGCGAGCGCGGCGAAGTACCTGGTGGTGGATCCGGGCGCATATTCGGCGCTCCGGCAAATTCCGCGGTTCAGCGAATTCAACAGCGCGGGCGAGGCGGGTTTGCGGGCGCTGGTGGATGGAGCGGTGGGCAAGATGAAAGACTTCTACATCTTCCGCTCGCAGTTTGTTGTGAAGACGGGATCGGGTCCGGCGACTACACACAATATGGCGCTTGCGCGGGATGCGATGGGTCTGGTGGTGCGAAGGCTTCCGCGACCGCTGCCGGGGACGGGCGCGATCGCAGAGTATGCCGAACTGGGAAATTTCGGCATGCGGGTGACGATGAGCTATCAACCGAATACGCTGGCTCAGCAGTTCACGGTGGATGTGTTGTATGGCACCGGGGTGCTGCGGAACAGTTTCGGTGTGCAGGTGAATAGCTAAAGATTCCGGAGGGCGGAGCTGAAGCTCCACGCGGACTGAAGTCCGCCCTCCATCGGAAAAACTATGGATTTGCGGGCGTATTACGAGAAGATCGGCAAGATTGAGGCTTTGATCGACACGGTGTTCGCGGTGGTAATCAGCCGTGCCATGCCGGACGGGGGCCGAGGCGGTGTGAAGACCGAGCTTCCGCGGGGGATCGCGGCGCGGCTTATCGCAGACGGGAAGGCGGACTTGGCGAGTCCGGAGGATGCGGAACGATTTCGGGCCGAAGTGGAGGCAAAGTGGAAAGAGACGCAGCTACATGTTGCTGACAGACGGAAGTCCTAACACGATCGACGAGTTGCGGGTATACGAATCGGCCGTGGCCGAAGTCGCGCACACGGAGATGATCGACCTGGCGGTAAAGCTGGATCTGGCGACGGAAGAGGTCGCGCAGGACGTTCTGGACTTCCTGCTGGATCGCACGGGGGCGGATCCACACGCGGCTGGACGGCGGGGCATCGGAGTATCGGATGTGGCGGTAACGCGGCAGCTGAAGCGTTGGCATGCGTTGCATGCGCTCGAGATCTTTTATCGCGACGCTTTTAACAATCAGCTCAACGACCGATACAAGGAGAAGTTTCGGGAGTATCACCGGCTGTCGAAAAGCGCGCGCGAGCAGACGTTCCACTTTGGCGTGGGCCTGGCCCTGATTCCGCTTCCGCAGGCGCCGCCGCCGGTATTGAGTTCGGTGGCGGGTTCTATTCCACAGACCACATATTACGCACGCGCGTCGTGGACAGGGACGGGCGTACAGGAAGGTGCGCCATCGGAGATGACGACTTATGCTGCGCCAGCGGGGGCGCTGCCGGTGGCACAAATGTTGAATGCCCCGATCGGGGCGACTGGGTTCAACGTCTATCTGGGGCTGACTTCGGAGACCGTGACATTGCAGAACGCAGCACCGGTGGCGATTGGATCAAGTTTCGTGTTGCCGGGAACGGGACTAGGCCAGGGGAAGATTCCAGGCCCAGGTCAAGCAGGCGATGTTTTTATCAGCGGCATGTGGATGCTGCGCCGGGGATGAGCTGATGGCTAAGGCAGGCAGCATTGCGCCGCGTAAGACAGTGGAGTTCTTGACCGCTCCGGATACGGGCCTAGGCCCGGCTGTGGCGCAAGCGGGGGAAGAGAGCGGGTTGGATCTGGCGCCCATTCCTCCGGCACACGTTGTGAATCAGAACGTGTCGTTCGAACTGTGCGAACGAGCCCTGGCGGTGAAGTATCCAGCGGTTTACGTGTACGTGGACCGAGTGCAGAATCTGTTGATCGAGAAGTTCCGGAAGTTCTCGGGAAAGGTGCGGACGATTGCGGAGGTTCGAGTTTCGCAGGACCGGCTGGAAGGAATTGAGGAGCAGCTCCGGTTGTATGTGGATGCGGTGACGCAGGTATTGGACGGGAATCGAGGAAGTTGGGGCGAAGGTGCATTCTTCACGGGCGGATATGAGGTGAACATCGATCCGGTGCGGCAGGGCGGGAAGAAGTTTCTGCAGATCGCGAAAGTAGTTTTTGAGGTCGACATATCGAAATGAGCTGCTACATATCTTCAAACAACAACCGCGTGTACGTGGCGCTGGAATCTGAATACGGGCAGGCGGCGGCCGTCACGGGGGCGAATCGAATTCCACTGGTAAAGCTGGCAGCGCAGCAAGTTCCGGAGCAGACCGGGCGTCGGGACAAAACAGGGAGCCGAACATTCGCGGGGTTGCCGAATCGAATCCGCAGGCGGACGCACTTCCAGTTGAATACGTTCATGACGCAGTGGACAGATCAGACGGTGCAGCCGACCCACGGTCCGCTGTTTCAGGCGGCGATGGGAGCGTCGGCAGTACTTTTCGCAGGTGGAACGGTGGCCGCGGTTACCGCGCAGACGCAGATCCAGTTGGCAGCGGCGCACGGGCTGACACCGGGCCAGGGAATCACATCCGGTGGGGAGATGCGATTCGTGACGGCGGTGCTGAATACGACGACGGTCTTCATCAATGCGCCGTTTACCAATGATCCGGAAACGGGAGGCACCATCGGGGCGACGGCCACGTACCCGCTGGAAACGGACGTAGGAAGCGCGACGATTTATGACTACTGGGATCCGTTCACTGTGGTCCAACGCATTCTGAATGGCGCGGCGATGGATGCGATGAAGATCAAGGTTAACGGAGACTTCCACGAGTTCGAATTCTCGGGACCGACGCAGGATCTGTTGGACAGTACGAGCTTTGTTAGCGGTGAGGGCGGGCTGACGGATTTCCCGGCCGAGCCGACTGCGGGTGATTTCGACTACACGATCGTGCCCGGGCACCTGGGCCAAGTATGGATGGGAGCGTCGCCCAACCGCTTCTTCACGCTGACTGCGGCGGAACTTACGCTGGCCAACAACATCGCACAGCGGGTGCATGAGTTCGGCAGCGATGTTGCGCGCTGCATCGCTGCAGGCGAGCGCGGGGTGCGACTGAACTTCCGCATCTTCGAACAGGACGATGCGCAGACCAAGGAGCTGTATCAAGCAGCGCGGCAGCGGTCGCCCATCGGGGTGATGTTGCAGCTGGGAGAGCAGGCGGGGCAATTGTTCGGCGCGTACATGCCAGCGATGGTACCGGAAGTGCCGGAATTCGACGACGGAGAAACGCGCCTGCAATGGTCGTTCAAGAACGACCGGGCGCAGGGGACGGTAGATGACGAACTGTATATCGCTTTCGGGTAAACACGATAGCTGGGCGTGGTTCGACGCGGAGACGTGTGAGGGTGTGCGGTTTCGCGTCGTGCGGATCTCGGTGGCGCGCAGGATTGAGCTGGCGCGGAGGATACGCGAGATCGGCAGGAAGGTCGAGTTTCTCGTGGCGGGGCAGGATCCGAGGGAGAAGCTGGAAGCGGCGGTGCTGGCGGCGGAGATCGATCGTGTGTATCTGGAGTGGGGGCTGGAAGAGATCGCGGGGCTGACGATCGACGGCGAGCAGGCGACACCGGAGGCGCTGATCGATAAAGGTCCATTGGATCTGGCTCGCGAAATTCTGGCTCGTATCAAGCGCGAATGCGGACTGAGCGAGAACGAACGAAAAAACTGATCGTCGCATTTCATTTCCTGCGCGGTGACGGGTCCCGATGGGAATGCGACGCCTGCCGGAAGCAGGGGTTGGAAACGCGGAGACG